GCATAATTACTGGCCGTGAATGATTGCAAAGTTAATCACAACCGCCTCGGCCAAAGGACTTGCGCTAATGTTACGCAGTGTGATGGTGGCAGAACCCGCACCCATGCTAGATACCCAACAGTTGTACGCGCCTGATGTGCCGTTGGTGACGTTTAGAATTAACACGTCTTTGGCAGATAACAAAGTATTGGTCAACGTAAAGGTCACGTTGGTGGTCGCAGCCAAAGAAGCTGCGTTCATTGTAATTTGACCGGCAGACTTACTAAGCGTCACGGCTGTTGATTTGTCAGTAAGCTGAGTGACTGTGCCTTGGGCGCCCGAGGCGTAGCCAATTTCGGTAGAAGCGTACATTGTGGTAGCGGCTACAGTACTAGGCGTAGTCGCACCAATAGGTGTGTTGTCTACGGTACCGCCAGAGATAATTTGATCGGCAAACGCTACACCGATTGCTTGTGAATTTGGCATTTTTAAGCTCCCATCCAGGATGTTTGTACGCCTTGCGGCGAATAGTTACGACGTTTAGGTTCTACATACTCTCGGTGCGCGACAGGGAAAGCAAACGTCACGCATATAGCATCTGCTGCGTCTGGGGAGGCTAGGCCCCTCGCTTTCATGTCTTTCTTAGATTCTAAGAAAATCGTTCCTTTTGAATCTGGCTTCATTACAGGTGATATTAAATCAGTTTTAAGCAATCTGTCACTAGGAATCGACGCGGTTTTAAGCCATTGTCGCATATCACCCCACATTTGTGCCCTTAAATTACCATACATTAGCGGATTTTTGGATTTATTTCCAAAATTTACGCCTCTTATCTTATAGCGCTGCTCTTTTAGGCGATCGACCACCCCACCGCCCACGCCACCTTCGTCAATGACCACCAATGCGGGCTTATATTCCTCTATCGTTTCAATCACATGGCCCACGACCGTCATCGTATCGTCGCCCTTATAGCGTTTGATGCCGATAATGTCACGCCCTTGTCTGATGGCGATCACAGTCGAGTCTGAACCAAAGCGTGCAGGGTCAACACCCACGATAATGGGGGCGGATAAGTCTTTGAGCCGTGGGCGGCGCATGGCTTCGTCCACAATTAAGCTAGATATGAACTGATCATCACCGGCAGAGGGGAAATCACCGTAGACTTCGACCGCTGCTTGGCTAGAATCCGCGCCATATTCGTCAATAATCTGTTGGTAGACGGCTTTGTCTGTACCTTCGACCGTGCGCGCATCCACGATCTTGGTATTCCAAAAGTCACGCTTGGAGTTGTGGCATTCGTAGAAATAGCCAGTATTGCGGCGCGGGTTAGAGAACGCCAACCAGAATCGGTTAGGCGTGTTCTCTGTAAAGAAGCCAGCAGTCACCGCCCAGATGGCGTCGTCAATACCGGAGGCCTCATCAAAGATCACCATCACGCCGTCGTAGTTGTGAACACCCGCGTACGCGTCAGGGTTCTCGCTTGACCACAAGCGGCCTTCCACCGACCAATAGCGTGTGCCTTTCTTTAGGTCACGCTCAACCAGTTCGGTAATCCACTTGGCGGGCATCAGCCGTGTGGCGCTGACTTCAAACCAATGTGAGTTGAGTGACATGGCGAGCCACTTGGTAATCTCTGCCCAGGTGACTGAGCGAAGTTGGCTTTCGCTGTTGGCCGATATGATGGTCGTTGAGCCAATCCGTGTGGACAACATCCACAAGGTGAGCCAACTGACGAGCGCCGACTTGCCGATACCACGACCGCTTGATGTTGCCATCCTGAACGTGTCAAAGTCAACCTTACCGCCGTTTTGCTTTATATGGTTTGTCAAGTCTTGCAGCACTTCGCGCTGCCATTTGCGTGGGCCATTGAAGTGTTCTAAGGGCGTACCCTTCTGACCCCATGGAAACGCGTACAAGACAAACGCTAGGGGGTCATCCTTGATCTTGGGCGACCAGAGCGCCGACATGAGGCGCATCTCTTCGGCGGCGCTGTACTGTGTCGTTTGCATCTGTGGGTTCCATATCTATAGTTAGACCGTGTTGTACGCGCGAGTCGGCTTGCTCAAGCGCGGTGATGATGCTGATCTGTTGCGTGACGTCCACCTGCATTTGCTGCTTGGCGACCCAATCGTGCTTGTGCTTCAAGAATTCTAGCGCCATCTTGGCGTCGCCGCTCACGGCCGCGTCGTACACGACTTGCGACATAGTCGCCTCCGCTTCCGCACGGCCTTGCATGGCAGCTAACTCGACCACAGGGTCTAGCTGGCAGAGTTTACGAAACTCTTCGGGCATCATGCCAGCCCGTAACGCTAAGGCGTCGTTGGACAAGCCTAACTTCGCGGCTTCGTAGACGCGCAACAAACGCGACTCAGTGGCGCGAACTTCGCGGGGTGTGAAGTGTAGAGATAGCATTTTGCAATTGTAGGCATTGTGGGCAACTTTGACAACGGCTAAATGTTGCTGACCTTTTATAAAAAAAAATTTTGGTTGTGAGCCCTCCGCTAGCTAAGGCCCTGTGCCAGGGCCCTACCCCCCCCTATCGAATGCTTAGTGGCTCACTAAGTCTTAGCCTGATAGCTAAGGATAACTTGATGTTAAGGATAGCTTAATACTAAGGATCTATTAGTGGCTCACTAAGTCTTAGGGTTACAGCTCGAGCATTGTGCATTGCAGCATAAAGGTTTGCTTAGTAATATACAGTACTAAGTATTCCTTGAAGGGTAATGTAGGGTAGTTTGGACAGCCCTAAAAAATCGGCGCGGAACATTCAGCGTGGGAAATAGCGCGCCAGTAATTATGTGCTATTAAGTAATACTTAGTATTTTATAGCTTTTAAATCTATATCTAATTATCTACCTTCATTACCCTACAGTTTACTTAACTGGCTGATTTATATGAGTTTCCGCGCAAGCAATCCGCGCATTCTCGCATTACCCTCTTAATACCCTCATTACCCTACAAACCTAGGGAAAGTCCCTATATAAAATGTTGTACATTTTGACGTTATAAGTTGTAATTGCTAGAAAATCATGTACAATAGAATCTCACTCAACTAACCTAAAGGCCTGAAAATGCAAACGACACTCAACAAATCCCAAATGCGCGCCGTCAAAATTGACTTGCAGCACTACAACAATGGCAACCACAGCGCCGCCGCGCGTGGCCTAAGCGCGCTGTATCGCTCAGCGCGCAAGACTAGTCAGCAAGAAGAAATCCTCAAACTTGCGATGGCTTACTCACTTATCAATCACCCTGATTTCTACGCTTAATCAATCCGGCCGCGCAAGCGGCCATTACTCTAAAGGCTACATCATGATCACACTTATGACCGAAGACGGCTACAAATTCTATTTATTAGACGACGGCCGCATTGTCGATTCATTAGACGAAGACACCCGCGATATCACATTTGAATCATTTGAAGAATTTGTGCGTTTAACTCAGGAGTAATTGCCATGACCATAATTAAGACAGTAGACGATCACTTAAACTTGTTTTTTCGCGCCAAGGGCGCAAAAGTCAACACTAAGAATGGTTGGCGCAAGCAACAGACCGACGCGTACATCATTCAATGGCAAGGCTCGTCAGAGTACGACAGCGGGTATCACGAAGAAACATTTATGACACTCGAGGGCGCAACCGAAGCATTAAACGCAAAGGCTCATAATGAATAAGATTCACGACACCATCGCAGCGCTGTTGATGTGCCTCGCTCTGTTGCTGGCTATTTTTATGTAACACCACACACACTTCAATAAATTCAAAGGGCTAAAAATGACACAAGTACACTTAACTTTAAAATCCTCAAACGTAAAAACGGGTGCTATCCCCGTATCAACTACCGGCCGCGCATCATGCCCGACGTCGTGCCCATTTCAAGCGGCCGGATGTTACGCTGACAATTACGGGCTAAATTTTCTGTGGAATCGCGTAACCAATGGCACGGCCGGCACAGATTGGGCGACATTCTGTAACACGATCACGACGCTACCCGATGGCCAATTATGGCGCCACAATCAAGCGGGCAATTTGCCTCAAGACGGCCACGGCCGCATTGACGGCCATTTGATGGGCTATCTAGTCGCGGCCAACATTGGTAAGCGCGGGTTCACTTACACGCATCACGCGCCCGAATTGGGCGACAACGCTAAGTACATCAAGGGCGCCAATGATTGGGGTTTTACTGTCAATTTGAGTGCTAACACGCCCGCACACGCTGACACGTTGGCCGCGCTCGAGATCGCGCCCGTGGTAGTCGTCTTACCGTCTATTCAAACCACTAACACTACGACACCCCAAGGGCGCTCAATTGTCATTTGTCCGGCCACGACACGCGACGACGTCACTTGTGAGTCATGCCAACTATGCGCGCGCGTCGATCGTAAGGTAATCGTAGGTTTTCCCGCGCACGGCTCGGGCACTAAAAAGGCCGAGCAAGCCATTACATTTTGGAGCAAAAAATGACACGTTACGCGATTCTTACTGATACCTTTGTGACGGGTTGGGTGAATTGCTCAACAGGTGAAGACGGATACCCGTTGACGTTTGCTACGTTGGCCGAGGCCGAGCAAGAGTTAGCCGATCACTTAGCCAATAGTGAATTTTTAGATTTAAACCCCGACGACTATAAAATTGAGGAAATTAAAGCCATGACAAATTTAGAAAAAGCGCAGCAATTTGCCCTTGGCCAATGTTTAGGTACATATCCCGACGATGCGACATATGAGGAAATTTGCGGGTTTATACGCGACGACACAGAAGACGAAGACGGCGACGCGCTTGTAAGCGTGTGGGAGCCCTTTGAATACTGCGATGTTGTGCACATCATGGAAAACATGGTCAGCGCTGTTACGCGTTTACTCGACGCGCAAGAGGTGCGACCATGAAAT